GGTCTTTTACATAGCGGTAATCGGAGCCTGGCAGCGACATCAAGTTTGCTTCCTCGATATAGATCCCCGGGTACTGGTTGTATGTCCGGCATACGGTAAAACCTTCGCCGTGAAGCATCCTGGCATGGTCATTGGTAAAGCCTTCGGGAGTAATTCTCTGTGCCGGTGGTGCCAAGTTAAAGCTTCGAACCTTGCCCGCCGACTCCTGGATATCCGACTGGGCGATAATAGCCGCACAGGTGGCACCGGCGTTTCTTTCCGGTAGTCGTCCTCTTAAATCTGCCAGCTGCAAGCGTCCGGCTACTACGCAAATCCGCTCGTGAGCAAACTCGCCGCGTTCTTCGATAAGCGCCTGGACATATTCGTCCATACTTTCTTCAGCGTCCTTGTTCCTTGTCTCACAGACAAAGAAGGTAGGCACTGCAACTGCTTCCAGCTCGTCGGCCTCGGTCGCACAAACAGACCATAAAGCCTGACTGGTGGGACCGACAACGTGGATAAATTCATAAGTGAAATTATTGTTTTTCAACACGTCGATGGCGTCTAAAAAGTCTTGGTTTGACATGGAGGGAGGAGTGGTTTTAAAGTTGTAAGTATCTCCCTCTGCAAAGCTGTCGCCGGGCTCTACCGCTTCAGTGAAGGTAAGTTTTACTCCCGTTTCCGTATCTACTTCACCGTCAGAGGGGAAGGTGCGAATACGGGAAAAATTCTCTCCGCCGTCTAAAGATAACCGATATTGGGCCTCGTTTAGAGCCCCCGACTTGGTTACCTCAACAATCACGTCATATTCACCATGCGGGTTGCCGCTTTTCTCAAACTGGGCCGCGCCTTCGCCTTCATGCTGCACTTCTGTTGCTTCTCCCTGGACGCTGGCCTCTGCTGCAACAACGGTTATAATGCCGCCTTGTTTTTGGATTGAGTCCAGGCAGGCTTCAGCCAGAGGACCCTTGCCGAGCGTTTCCATTACCTGCTGCTGGTTGCTTATAGTCGCATACTGGCCCGGGTTAAGCCCGGTGCAGTTCCCGATCTTTAAGTGCATGCCCCCCAGCTGCCGAAGGAAGCCGGTACCGCCGTCCATATATTCAATTTCTGCTGATGACCAGGTATACATATCGTTTCACCTCCTTATTTGCGCCTATTGACAGGCGCTTTAAGCCATTTCTCTTTTAGTTTGTTAAACTCTTCAACGGTCATGCTTTTCCCTTCGGCCCAGCCGTAATGGGCTTTCATCCCGGCCAGGATAGAGGGTCGTAAGTTTTGCATGGCCGCCAGCTCCTCTATGGTCTTTTCCTTTTTCTTTGGAGCCGCCTTGGAAGTCTCCTTGGCTGGTGCCTTTTTCTCTGCTTCCGCCATCATAAAACCTCCTTGTTATTTTCTCGCATTCACTTTAATGCTTGAATATGTGGTGTCCAGCTTCTTGTCGCGATATATGCCGCCGACAAAGTTTAGAAATACAACGGCCAGTGACCGTTCTTTCTGGTCGGGGGGCCACTCAATACCTGCTGGCTCTATGGGTGTCCAGTTTCCCTTGCCGTCGTCAATGCCCTTAGGCAACCCCCCCAGGAGGCTGCATATAACCTCGTCTACCTGCTCTTCCGTCCGGTGAAAGATGTTCACTTCTACCGGAAGGGTTCTTTCATAAACCTGGCTCCTTAAAATTGTTGTCCCGTTTTCGTCTGTAAACTTGGCCGACTTGCGGCGCATCTCCCGGAGCTTTTCTTTACCGGCTAGAATAATGGCGCTGGGGTTTGCTTTTGCTCTGCCAAAGGCGTTTTCGTCATAATAAATTTGCTTTACCCCGGCCTCGGTTTTGAGAATTTCTGTTACTGTTTCCTTGGCTATTTTGAGCATCATTCTACCCGCTCCTCGATAAACTCGTTTAAAAGATCCATAATGTCCTGCTCGTCACTTTTGGATATTCCCAAGTAAGGACGGGCTGGTATTTGAACCCTTTTGCCGCGTCCTGCCTTACCGCCTTTTTGGTGTATCGCCCCATATACCAGGTTAGTTCCAACAGCCACGCCTTCCGGTCTAGCTCTTGAAGTTATGGAGCGCATCAGCCTTCCCGAGTCCTTAAGGATTGCCGCGTTCCCTACAATACGCTGCGCCCTGGCCGTCATGCCGCCGCGCTTTGTTTTTGTTCTTCCTCTTCTTGCGGCGCGAGATATAAGGGTGGAGTCTGATAATGGCTTCCAGCGTTCACCTTCCGGGCTTTGCTCATCCTCAAACCTTTCTCGGGTTGACTGTTCCAGCATAAAGCCCAACCGCCGGTTAAGGCTTGTCAGTTCCTGCTGTGACAACTCCAGGCTTTCCAGAGTGTTTATAAGCCTTGACCAGTCGCCCTGCATAACCACCCCAGCCATCAGTCATACTCCTTCCTGAACTGGTCGCCGAAAGCTTTCTGCGGCGAGCTATGAAAAATTGTCTCTTCGCTTGCGCCGATCATTACCTTTCCTTCTGCCATGCGCTCAAGAACCTTAACCGCGTTCTTGTAGCGGCGTATAATATTATCTTCCTCGACGCCCGTATATTTGCGGCTGAACAGGTTGTAGATAGCAATGTCAACCGCCAGCTTTGTGATGATAGGCGGAACAGGAGAGAAGGGAACCTTGTGCCTTACGGAGGCGTAAGAGTCAATCTCCGAGGCGGCAGCTTCGATAGCCTTTTCCACGTTCTCCGTATTTACCACCGGGTTACCCTCACCGTCTTCCATGGGGTAAGTATCATCGTTGGAAAGGTCTATCAGTTTTGCCTTGTCAATCTGGCCTAAAATATCTCCGATTGAACAGTAAATTTTAATCACCTCCGTGTTGGCATAATCACTTGGGGGAAGCCCCTCGTTATTTTAGCGTTATTTCCGCGTTATTTTGCGTTATTTTGCGTTACTACCTTTGGGGTAGGGGTTATTATACCTGTTGAAGAAAAAGAGGGCTTATATGGCCTTATTTTTTGTCTGCCTCTTTTTTGTCCCCTTCACCCTTGGCCGGATCTTCTGTGGAGCCCTTTGGTTCTTTTTCCGGCTCCTTGGTTTTTTCATCTCCCTTGCTCTTGGGCGTGTCCTTTGGGGAGCCCTTGGGTTCCTTCTTTGGTTCCGGTATCGGCTTGTCAAGGACGCCCATAGCAACAAGTCTTGAACCCTCCTTAGCTCCCATTTCTACTGTGCCCCCCGGGAGATATTTCTCACCGTTGTGTCTAAGTCTTTGTTTAACAGGATACTTGGGCATGTTTTCACTCCCTTACTTTAATGCCAGGTCAGCCGGGTAACCTGGCTTATATGTGCTGCCTCGCCCCCGGCGGCAACCCCTGGCCTTCTGGCCGGGAATTTATTGATAGGATTACTCCGTGGCTATTGCATCTTTAATCAGGAACCCGGCAACGTTGCCGACTACCTTCACGTCAAAGATGTCCGCTACCCGGATAATGACACTGTTAGCTCCTTCGTCGCGATACTTGGTTGTCTGCGGGCGGCCGGTCTTGCGAAGTGTATATCCAAAGGCCGGAACCCCTACATCCGCATCGCGCTCTTTAGGCACATAAGCCAGGATTGCCACATTGCCCCACAGGTCGTTGAAGCTGTCGTCGGCACCGGCATAGACGGCTTTGCCTACCAGTATTTTTTCGATGTCAAATATTTGCTCCATCAGGTCCTTTGTGAGAACGCCCTTCATGCTGTATTTAATCTTATCCAGCAGCTTAGGGTGTTCGGTCAGGGTGTTATAGGTGGATGCTCCCAGCACTAGGGTGTTGGGGTATGCAGCAATCTTGCTCCGCACAATCTCCTTGCACTCTTTAACAACCTTTACCGGATCTGAATTAGAGTAATCGCTCCACTGGTCGGTGCCGGACAACGTCTCCACGTTGCCGGAGTCATAACTGTTTGAGTCCTGCGCCCTGGTGGCCTGGTCATACTCCATCTTTAGACTGATTGAGTCCATGACAGTTTTTGTGCGCTGTATCTCGGGGCGAATTGGGGTTTCTGCTTCTTCCTTTTCCCGATCATCTACAGCTGCCTCCAGAGCTTCTTCTTCCAGGTTGTAATCAATGGTATCTGCGCCCACTTCTATACGTGCGGTCTTGGAGCGAATTGCCCGCCGCGTGTTGTATATACGGAACGCCTCTTTGCCATACTTGATTATTTTCCCGCCTTCTTTGGATACATTAACAATAGGGAAAAGCTCCCTGCCGATATGTTCGGCGTTTCTGTATCCCTGCGCGGTCGTGGTTAATACCGGGTCTACTACCCTTAGCCTTTCAAGCGGCATAACTTTTACCTCCTTTTAATCGTTATTTCT